TCGGCATTTGTCAGAACGCGCCCTTCGTCCTCTGCTTTTTTAAAGAAGTCAGAGACCGCATTTTCAAGTTCTCTTTGTTGATCAGCCTCGCGATCACTGTCTCCGCCCCTTTCATCCCTGCCCGTATCTTCTGGTCCAGAGACTGCGATCTCAATATCTGCGTCTCCGGGATCTGATCCGCTGAAGTCCATGGAATCCGCGTAATCTAAAGCCTCATTAAGATCTAAGCCCGCGCCAAGAGCATCTGCCACTGCATCTTCATAATCGTCTCGGTCGTCTCTGTCGCCACCGCGATCATCACTGTCACCACGGTTATCACCGCCAAAACTACCACCTCGACCCTCAACATCCTTGCTTTGCTGGTCACCGCGGAAGAACTCACGCAAACCCGTGACAGGATTGGTTGTGCCTGAGCCAATTCGCTCAAGCATTCTCACCTCATCCTTATTTACATGAACAAGCTCTGTGTCGCCCATTCGGCCCTGAGACTCTAAAGCTCTTGCGTAATTATCAAGAGGTGCCTGCGACTTACGGTCCGATAGGTATTCATCGAGTGCTCTGAGATAACGTTCCATCAGCAGTCCCAAGCCCTACGGCTCCAGTAGTTGGCGCTAAACTTGTCCGTGGCCCCTTTGATGCCAGAAGAGCGAGAGCAGTAGCTCTTCTTTCTTGCTGGCTGGTCTTTCTTAATCGAAAGGTTCGGATCACCGAATCGGACCAGCTTGACATCACTGCCCTTCTTGGCAAGCACCGCAAACTTTTTGTTTTTTCCGGGCGTGCGCTTGGGCTTGTTGTAACCAGAAAACGTTTCACCGCGATAGCTCACGCGTCCAGAGGGTGTCTTTTTTACGTCCTTGGTTGTTGCCATGTCGCTACTCGTAAAACATATCGGCTTCAAGAAGGTTTGACATCACGAAGTAAGTGCCAAGCCGTGTGATGAACCCGCTGTTTGGAACCTGAAACACATTCGCAAACGTGTCAGCCGCCGCAATACCTTTACACATCAACCACCTTTTGGGTGTTGGGTCGCCAGAGCCACTGTTCGCAACATACGTACATGCTGGATCATTGGTAATCGTGTCTGAATTCAACATGGTGATTGTAAACGTGTTTACACCAGTCACCGTAATTTCATAGTTGCCCGACACGGCCGTGCCGCCCGTTCCGGTATCAAAGCAGATACCAACCATGTCACCTGTAGCCAAACCGTGACCGTTGTCTGTTACAGTCACTGTCGTGCCCGACTGGCCATACGTACCAGAAACTGGCGCTGTATCTGTGTCAAAAACGGTCAGCTTTCCTGCGCTTGCAGTGCCGACAAGTGAAAACTCCTTAAGCCGGTGATTACCGAGAACGGCAAAGCCGCTTTCACGCTTACTGACTTGATAAATTTGAGACAAGCTGTTCACAAAAGCTCTCCTTTAGAGATGGGGCCCGAAGGCCCCATAAGATTATGGATTGTCAGCGAAGTCTGCAACAGGAATCAATGGAATGTAATATTCCGCCGTACCGATGCGAACTTTCAAGCCATGTGAGATGTCAGCAGTTACGTCGAAGCTAGCGCCGGGTACGTTGAAAGCCTTGGTTTGACCCGCTGTGCCAGCAGTTAAACCTTGAACGTTCATTGCAACGCCTGATGTATCAAATGTGCTAGCGCCAGCATCGTTAACCGAAGCATACATCAAAGTAGTCTTTGTGCCCAAAGCCGCACCAGATGGAACGTTCAGTTCAATCTCAACAGGCGCATAGTTACCAGCGTCTGTTCCAGCGCTCATAGTCATCTCTGCAACAACAGCAGAACCGAGACCAGTAGTCTTGCCTGATGTACCGTATACAGTGATTGCCTTCAGTGCGTTTGAGTATGAGCCCAAAGCCGCGTCAGCGTTCAATTGGAAACGAGCACGACCAGCAAGACCGCCAGCACCAGTCATGGTGTTTTCCATCACGATTGGCTCTACGTTTGCTGTGCCTGTGTCGGCGCTTGAATAAGTGAGATCGATGGATCCATCAGAGGATACATCAAGAGAAGTGGTTACAGCTCCAGTAGAGGCGTCTTTATCAATAACCTCGAAGCCGCCTTCAGACCGGACTGGTCCTGTGAAAGTTGTGTTAGCCATGTCAATCTCCTGTCGTGGCAAGTGTCAGCATAATGCTGTCAGGATAAAAAAGGGGCCCGAAGGCCCCCTCTATTCTCGTTATGCTCCGGGAGTACCGAAGATTCCGAGTGGATCGGATACACCGAACGAATAACGCTCGCGAGCCTTGTACCGGACGTTACCAGTATCGAAGTCTCCATCCATTGATGTCTGCATTGGAGTCCGCACGAAGTGCTTCATTCCGTTTGGTACATCAGTCACGATGAAGAACGCGTCTGGGTCTGTCAGGTAGTGGTTCACACGATACCCTTCAGGGATTGATCCGTTTGAGCGGATCGCGTTGAGATCGTTATCGGCTGTGCCAACACGCAACTCTGTCTCGAGGAGACGCGTTGCAACGAACATCAATGCAGGTGGAACGATCAGCTTACGTGGACGTGCCGCGATCAAAAGATCACGCTCATCTGTAAACGCCGCGATGTCAATGATTGCTTGCTCGAGAGAAGTCTCGTTCAAGTCAGAGTCAGTTGACAACTTGTTGCGGTTTGTTCCGCCACCAACGGTTGGGTGTGAAGTTGAGAACAACGTCACTCCGTCACCTGAGTTGAAGGTTGTGAAACCATTGTTCAACAGTGCCGCCGCCTTTGTCTGCTTTGTGTACGCCATTGCACGTGCAAGTGCCTTGGTGTAACGCGCTGACAGTGCGTCATACAGGTTATCTTCCATCGCTTCTTCAGTGACAGAGAAACCCATTGCAACTGTTTCGTGGTTGTAACGAGCGGTGAAAGCTTCTTGTGCAGAATCGTACTCGATTGCCGCGCCTTCATTCTTAACAGGAGCCGCGCCAAAGCCTGACAGCTTGACCTCTTCCTCAAAAGAACGCTCTGAGTTTTCAGTTTCGTAGATCTCAGCGTGCTCGTTTTCGTACTTTTCGTACTCCAAACCGAACAGCGCGTTCAGACCCGGTAATAGCTCCTTGAGGAGCTGGGAACGTGAAATTGCCATCTAGCTGTCTCCTTACACGCCGAGTGAGTTTTGATATGCGTGAACACCAACGTTGTACTTCACGACAAACTCTGGATAATCATCCGCTTGAGTTTCGTTCCATACATCGATGATACGCATTGCCAACGTATTGGTTGTCGCAATTGATCCGCCGTTTGTGCCAACCAACAGAGCCACACCCGCTTTACCGGTTGATGTAGAACCTGATGTGTTGAAGTCAAGCGCGGCGTTCTTGCCAATCGCAGATGCATAACCAGAACCATCTGTTCCGCTGTTGAATGTTCCAAGAGCGGCTGTTCCCTTAATGCGGAACAACTGATCTGGGTCATCAACAACACGTACAAAGACTTGAGTCGCGCCACCTGTGACTAAGTTCGCAGGAACAAAGTTACGGAACTGGAGCTGACCGTCAGTGTCAATGTAACGGCAACCAACACATACACCAACAATACCCGGTGTTGCGTTTTCGGCGTTGCCAGCAGACGCTGGAATATCAACCGCAGTGGGTGTAGTTGACACAGCCGCAGGCTGTCCGTCAGCGAGTACAACTAGATCGCCATTGAAAATAGCGTTTGAGTTGTTGGCGGCCATCGGGAACTCCCGAAAAGCGCCAGCATTGTTTTGGCCACCGATCTTATTGATCGGGATCAGGCCATATGGGGTGCTTTCAGCAGACATAATTTTCTCCTAACATGTCTATCGCGGCACCCCTGAGAATCAGGAGTTACCGCCACCAAATTGAACCTTTGTAGAACGCTCAGGTCTCAGCAGAGGCATACGTGGATCATTCTCTCGCATGTAGTTGTTATCCACCGATTCCATCTGACGTTCATTCATTTCTTGGAAGTATTCCCTACGGGATTCGAGATTCTCGTTTGTGTTCTTACACAACAAGAGTCCACCTACTTCCACGTTCCCGTCAAAGCGGGAGTCAATATCAGACATCACACGTAGCTCT